ACCCTTCCCATCAACCAACCATAGGAGACTTGCCATGATGAAGCGCAAAGGTCGTAAAGGTCGTAAGTAATTACGCATGGCGGTGACACGCCCAAAGAGGTCTTAATGATCTCTTTTGATTAGTTATAGGGGCTAATCAAAAGGGAACCAAAAACTATGTTTGAATCATATGGCAATGCAAGTGTAAATACGGAAGGCAAGAAGCCAACGTATTCTGTTATTTTGCAAGCATTTACACCAGCAGCAACTGCTACTGATTACTTTACTCTTTCAAACCCCGCAGCAAGCAATCGCATCTGTAGAGTTGAAACTGTCCGTATTTGGTCAACCGCTTCAGCCGCCACCTCTGTAGATTACTACTATTACAAGAGAACAACCGCTAACTCAGGCGGTACTACTACTTCATTGACAAGCAGTATTTGTTATCACGATACAAACAATCCTACGCCAGTCGGTGTGCCAGTTTCATATTCTGCTAACCCATCATCTACTGGTACGGGTACTGTTATTCGTGCTAACCATTCATTTGTTGGTACAACTGCTACGCAATTAGCGGTAACAGACTACTACTTTGGAATCAGAAATGGTCAGGCTTTGGTGCTAAGACCAGGCGAATTGTTTGCCGCAAACTACAACGGAGCGGCTGTGCCAAGTGGTTTATCCATCTTCTTAGAAGTAGAATGGACAGAAGAAGTTTTAAGTTTCACTTGACGAATTGATAAACTTGATGTAATTTACCCACCTACAAGGAAACAAAATGGCACAAACCCCACAGTCACCTAACAAAATTGGCCCGTTAACATTTGCCCCCGCAGCGACCAGCACAGACACTGGTATAACTGCTTTGGCAGGTGGCGGACAGACAGGCGCAACTCTGTTGACTGCTCAATTTAATAAAGTTTCTACCGTAGCAAGCGGTAATGACTCTGTTGCCCTACCTGCTATAGGTGTTACACCTTCTAAGTTGGGTGCTATTGGTTCACAAGTGATTGTCAGAAATGCAGGATCAAATTCACTACAAGTGTATGGTTCTGGTACAGACACAATCAACGATGTAGCCACAGGAACTGGTGTAGCGGTGGGTAGTGGTAAAACTGCAATCTTTATTTGCCACAGCTACAGCGCGGCTGGTGTGGGTAACTGGTACATGGTGTTGTCAGCATGACCCCCGATTTAATGAAGTTAATCTCTGGTGGCGCGGGTCAAGGGGCAAAAGTCCCTAATCCGATGGCTGCTCAGTCTGAAGGCAATACGCCACCTGTCACAGCACCGATGGCTACACCTCAACCCGCAGAGGGACAACAACAAGCCGCGATGATAAACATCACTATGGCTATGGATTTGTTGGAAGCCTCATTAGCGGCATACGGTTCGGAGAGTGAAGAAGGACAAACGCTATTGAATTCGTTGTCTACACTTTCAAAGAAATTTGGCGCAAGCAAGAAGAAAGCGGAAGGTTTAATCCCCGCAGAGATCATGCAACTGATGCAAACCCTACCTCAAGCGGGTGGCGGTTCACCAGAAGCCAAAGCAATGGGTGCGCCAATGGCTCCACCTCCTCCAGCTCCCGTTCCACCACCAATGTAAGGAAACATTATGACTTCGAAATATCTAGAACCCTCCGCAAAAGGCGTTCGTCAACCTTTAGACAACAGACAAGACAATGGCCCTGTTGTCAATCCACCACGCATGAACCAGTTTGGTGGCTTGGACAAAGTAAGTGAGGCTCATGGCCCATTTAAAAACAAGTTCTCGATTCAGAAGCCTGGTAAAACAGTTCGTTAATCAGACATAACAGGGGAAACTTATGTCATTAGAAAACTACTCAGTCGATCAAATCCAAGAACTAGCATCACTTGCTGATTCATTGGCTAAGAATCCTAAGACACGGGAATCGTTCCTGCGTCTGACTAAAACCGCTTCGCCAGACACGCCTATTCCTGAGATTGATCTCAAAGATCAGATGAGGGCTTACGCTAAACCATTGATAGACAAGGTTGCCTCATTAGAGCAACAAATGCAATCTCGTCAGTGGGAAGACAAAGTAACTTCAAAGAGAAATGTTCTTTTTGAGCAAGGTTTTAAAAAGGAAGAAGTAGATCAAATTGAGAAGATGATGCTTGAAAAGCAAATTCCTTCGCATGAGACTGCGGCTGAGTTTTTTAGAATGCAAAAACAAACGGCAACACCAACGCCTCACACCATGACTCCCATATCTTTGCCAACGAATGCGTTTGACAAGATGAAGAGCAATGGTCAGACTGGTTTGAACCAGTGGTCGCGTGGTGAGGCTATGAGTGCGATCAGTGATGTGATCTCTGGTCGTGCAGGTCGGTTAGTATGATTCTTGGAAAACCCACTCTTGTAGACGGTGAGGTGGGTTCCTGTGTACGGGGGTACAGGGAAATAAACTTCACCGTCGAATTTTAAGGAGAATAAATCATGGCAGTTTTGGGTGCAGGTATTATCCCATCAGGCAGTATTGCAAATGAGTTGACTTACGTTACTCGTCGTGCTTTCGTGCCTAAATTGGTCGTTCAGCTCTACAACAGTACACCATTGTTGGCAGCGTTGATCGGAAATTCACAACAAGCAGTGGGCGGTGTGTCTTCTGTATCAGTTCCAGTGCAAGGCGCGGCTTTCGTGAACTCGCAATGGTCTGACTACTCAGGCGCATTCAACCAACCTTCAGTTCAGCAAGGCGCATACCTTTCTGAGTTCAACTTGAAGTTAAACGTCACTCCTATCCCATTCCTCGGAATGGAAGGTATCGTTCAGTTAGATCACGCTGTGATCCCTCTGATTGAAGCCCGTATGAATGACGCTACTAACGCGACTATGGACGTAATGTCTACCGCTTTGTACAACAACTACACCAACCAACAGCAGTTCATTGGATTGCCTGGTGCGATTGATGACGGTACAAACTTGGTGACATACGGAAACATTAACCGTACTGCAAACACTTGGTGGAAATCCAAGGTTTACACAGCAGGTAGTGTTAACCCTACCCGTCAAAACGTACTCCAATACATCTCAGGTACTGTGAAGAACGGTGCTGAGTTGCCTACATTCGGTGTATGCGGTTTTGGTACATGGACATTGTTGGCACAAGACTTTGTGGGTCAAGAGACTTACATGATTGATGCAAACAAGCCAATGGGTTTTGGTACAGACAGCAACGGCCCATCTAGCGCATTCCGCGCCTTGATGGTTGCAGGTATTCCAATCTTTGCTGATCCATACTGCCCAGAAGGTACTATGTATCTGATTAACAGCAACTACGCTAACTTGTACATCCATGAGCAAGCCTCGTTTGCTTTCACTGGCTTTGAATCTACCTTGTCTAACTGGCAATTAGGTTATGTTGGTGCGATGGTTAACGTGGCTGAATTGGTCGTGACTAAGCCAAAAGCTATGACACGCATCTCTGGTTTCAACAGCTTGACCATCTAAGGAGAACATAAATGGGTATTCAACTAATTGGCGCAGGACAACGCTCCTCAGCCTTTACCTCTCAACCAATCACCCTCCACACGGGTGGTACATACCAGATTCCTTCTGGTCAATACCTGATTAACTTAGGCCCATACACTGCTGTGCAGTCGTATGACTCTGTTACCCAGACTTACAGACCTGTTCAGACTCCTACAAACAGCGACACATTGATTGTTTCTTCAGACGGTTTTAACTACCGTGTGCAAAACATTACTGGTACTGCTGTAGGCGCGTTTGTAACTAACGGTGGATCAAGCTACCCTAACGGTATCTATCCTGCTTCTAGCACTACTTCCTCACAAACTAACTATGTAATTGCTACAGCCTCGGCTTCTGGCGCACAGAGTTCTTTGATTGGTTCTATTGCTAAGTTCAACGTGGTTGTTGGTGGTGCTATCAGCACTACAGTGACAGTGACTACTGCTGGCGCAGGTTACACACGCCCAGTAAGTTTGATCTTCAGTGATCCTCCTGCTGGTGGTGTTCGTGCAACTGGTTATGTGTCTGCATTGTCTAGCGGTGGTATCTCTACCGTAGTGGTTACTAACCAAGGCGCAGGCTACACAACTGCTCCTACTATTACTGTAGTAGCACATCCTTTGGATACCGCAGTAACAACCGCAGTATTGACAGCAACCATTGACACTTCTGGCTTCTCTGGTCGTATTACGGCTTTGACATTGGCTGAAGGTGGTTCTGGCTACGCTGCTGTGCCAACCATTTCGTTCTCTGCTTCAGCAGGTTCTTCTGGTGCGGCTACTGTTGTAATGTGTATGTCTGCAACTGGTATTTCGTCTGTCTCTGGTGGTTCTGCCAACTTGACTGACAACACTGGTGCATTCACTATTCAATCTCAAGTGTTGGCTCCAAGCAAGACAAATGCTCCAGTCAACCCTGCTATTGAAGGTGGATTGTTTACACCACGCCCAGGCTACGGCACGATCACTACATCTTCTGGTGTAGCATCTGCAATGACCATTGTTGACGGTGGATTACACGAATTGATTGGTTCTACAACCACATTGACTCGTATCGTCCCTGCTTTCCAATGGACAACCGCAGCTCCAACGTCAACTCCTACAGGAACATTGGCTTTGGGTGGCAACATTGATACCATTTTGGTAACACCGCTCTAATCAGCATCTACAGGGGAAACTAGATGATTTTTGTCCGAAATAACAGTGGGTCGGATTTTCAAGATCGTTACGATGGGGTTGACTATGTTTTTCCAGAGGGAAAACTGGTTGAATGTCCTGTCGAAGCAGCTACACATATCTTTGGGTATGGATTGGAAGACAAGACTGCAAACATGATTCGTTTGGGTTGGGCAGCCAACTCAGGTGGATTGAAAGAGGCTTTTGAGCGTCTTGATAAGTTTGAGTTCTTGCAAGGGAAAATGATGGTCGCAGAACCTCTGCGAGAGGAACCCCCTGTGGTGAACCCCGTGGACGAGGAAGAGGAAACTCAACCAAATCCACGGGAAGTAACCGTCAACCCTCCAGCACAAAATCTGTTGGCTAAAATGGCCTCAATGGTGAGTTAAATGCTATGCTTTTGTCAGAATACCGTTTGGAATGCAGAAGGCTTCTCCATGATGCCAATGGCAACTTTTGGACGGATGCCGAGTTAAACACTTTCATCAATGATGGAAGGAAGAAACTTTCGGCTGACACAAAGTGTCTCAGAACACTCGTTACGGCTAACCTGACAACTGGTCAGGAAACCTATCCTATAGCGACAACGCTCTCTGCCTACGGGTCGAGGGCGATTGACGTTTTGAATATTACGGTGATATGGGGACAAACCCGTATCCCATTGATACAAATGGCTTGGACGCAGTTCAATGCACAGATGAGGACTTGGGTATCCCAGTCTTCTAGACCTGCCGCCATGAGCCGTATGGGTACTTCTACGGGTACTATCTACATTCAACCTTTGCCAGACCAGACATATTCGTCTGAATGGGATATTGCGTATATTCCTGTTGACTTGGTAGATGACACGACTACAGAAGAGTTGCAGTATCCGTTTACTACACCTGTAGCGTACTATGCTTGCTACAAAGCCAAGGAAAAAGAGCAGAGTTATGGTGAGTCTGAGACTTTCCAAAATGCTTACAAACAAAAGGCGATAGAAGCGATTAACCAAGTCTATACAAGGTTGATGCCTAACCCTTACACATGATATGCCCAGTA